AGTGACACAACTTCTTATGATACTATGCCTCAGCTTGGGTTGTTTTATCTTGGGTTTCCTTGCCGCTGTCGCTGTGTTCACCAGTGCTGCGTGGCAACAATGGTCTAAGCACCGGGAACGATCGGACGGCTAACGCACCGGCAGTTAATGAGTGTACCAGGCCACACGCGCTCATTGACTGCCGGATCAAGCCAACCGTCTTTGATATTGAAGATCGGCCCATTCAAGCGTCCGGCTGAAAACGCAACATGCGTTGGTCTCGGCTCTCTACCGCCACCGGAATGCATCCAAATCGCTTGCTCAATGCCGAGTTCTTGATAGCGTACACGCGTCATGGAAGCGGTAGCTTTATTGTTCTGATCGCGTGCGATCAGTGCCGCGCGTCGTCGTGTCACGCTGTAACGCTCTTCAAGCTGCGTGGTCAGCGTTCCGAGGTCTCTACCTTCCTGCACAGAGCGCATGACGAGCCCTTGCACTTCCGACAAGTGCTCGCTCACAATCGACTTTATAAATCCAACCTGCGCACCGATCGTCGCTTGCAGTACATCATTCATGGTGCGCGTCATGCGAAACTTGACGGTAAAACCACTGTCTTTAAGGATCTGCTTGAGCGCAGTATCGGAGCGACGCTGCACGGACGTTGCAAAATACTCGCCTAAGCGTCGAGCACCTTCGTCAAACTTCCGGAGCCAGCGTGCGCCTAGTTGTCTGATCTCGCGCAGAAGATCAGCAGTCGGCGACGCATCGGACGCAAGCTCGGGCGGGTTCGCTCGATACTTCGCAATAAGCCAATAGCAAATGCTGCGCTGCATTTGCGCTATCAACTTATCCAATCGTTGCCGGTATCCCACGGTGAGGCCTACATTTGGGTGGATAGGCTTTAACGCAGTCGGTTTGCCGGAGGGATGACGAAGCTTCGGCAACTCAATGCCAATGTCTTGCGAAATAGATAATCAATGCCCAGAGCACGATACTGGTACCGACGCTCCAGCGAAACGCACTGCCCATTTGCTGCTTCCAACACTTTGCCATCTTCTGTCCCCTTACACGCCGGAATTCGCTCCGCCTTCTTCGTTGTTCGCGCCGGCTGCACCTACACGTTTCGCGTCGTCATCATTTTCGCCATCGAGATCGTCAATCTCGATTGGCTCCGGTGGCGGCCCTTCAAGTCCGGAATACGGTCCGTCTTCGGCTGCGATACGGTTGCGGCTTTCCTCCGGCGAGATCACTGCGGCTTCGATCAATACCGCGTCTCTGTCGGCTTCCATCTTCTCGGCTGCGGCAGTGCCGGCGCGATCAAGTTCCCAAAGCTCGACGAACTGGTGTGTAATCTCTTCGTCGATCTTGCCGGTTTCACTCAGCTGGATAACTTTGAGCGCGAGCGAAACGCCATCCCCGATCACGCGTTGCTGCATACCACGCACACTATCATAAAAGGTGCGTATCTCGCCATCCGACGAAGCATTCAAACCGGACGGCGTAATCCCGAACAGCTTGACGAGCGGAATGCGAGCCGGCGCTGCCATGTGCTCTTGCGCTTGCGCTTGCAGCTTGTCGAGCGAACCGAGTGGCGCCGAGATGTTGCCGAGTTCTTCCATGTCTTTGTCGATCGCCATCACACCACGATTGTTCATCGTGTCGGCGAACAGCGAAATACGATCTTCGAAGCCGGCGCCACCGGTGCCACTCAGATCGTCTTGCAGCACGGCTTCCATGTTCGTGCTCAGCACCCAAACGGTAAATGCGTTGATCAGATCATTTACCGCCTGGCGCGTGCTCAGCCAGTTGTCCACATACGGCTTCATCATTTGCAGAAGCGAGATACCGCCGAAGTTGTATGCAGGCTTGAGCAGATCAGGAACCGGACGCGAAATGATCGTGATCAGGCGCGATGCGTGCACTTGCCGGCCCATGACCCACCACACTTGCGGCTTATAGAACGTATCCGAAAGCGGGTTATTGCTGTCATAGATATTCGGTGCCATCCATGTCGGATCGATCACTTTGAAGCCGCGCAGCATGTCCGGACCGATCTTGTCCTTCGTCAACGTGAGCGGCTTCGCAAGCTCGTCTGGATCGTCGAAAACCGGCGTTTTCTTTCCCGGCATAAGCAGATCGATATAAATGAACGAAAGCCCATAGATACCGTCGAGTTCAAGCGCGTTGCGGAACCGATCGCGCAATTGGAAACGCTCTTGCGCGTCATTGAGCGCTTGCGCCGCGTCTGCTTTGTTATCGCCTTCGCCTTTGATATCGATCCACTTGCGCGTCATCTCTTCGGCGAGCACTTCGACTGGTTGCCGATACTCGGAACGCTGCGAGAGCATGGCCAAATATGGATAGCCCATGAAGCCAATACCCTCGGCCCACATACCGTGCACCGGCACGCCGGCAAACGCGGAACCTTGCACGGCTTCGATATCATTATCCATTGCAAGCTGCGGCTGATCGTCTGCCACAACGCCGTGCATGAGCTTCGGCAGTTTGAAGGGGTTTTCCTGCGTCTGCGCTCGCGACCTTTTCGGGGCGCGCATGCGTCCGAGTGTCGCGGCACTGATCTTCATAGCGCGCTTGCGCTGCGCTTCTGCGGCTGTGGTTGCGACAGGAGCTACCGGAGCAGGAGACGCGACTTTAGCCGGCGCTGCGGCAGTCGCAGGCTTCGCGCGCTTGCTATCCCCGCGCAGTTGAGCAAGCGATCTCGCCGCTTGTTGCACTGGTTGCACTGTCTTGCTCGGAATTTTGGGCAACTAAATGAATTCCTTATTTACGGTGCATTCTCTCAATCCGGCGAGCGCGACGCTGCAAACTCTGCTTACTCGGCTTGTCACGCTTCGGGTGATTGCGGAATGGGCCGTATTTGAACTTCGACGACGCACCTGGAATAACGAACTGCACTGCATAGCCGATCACTTCTTGGTGTGCCATTAGAATAACCTTTTCCTGATCTTGCCGCGCAGCATCAAGCGTCCGGAACGGCTCGGCGCCATCTGTTGCTGTATCTGCATGGGTGACGGCTTGTTGATCAACTGCCGAGCGTTCGCCGCGATCTGCATAGGCGCTTTGCCGCGCGGAGAGAACCTCATCATTGTGGCGTCATACAAGTTCGGCGACTTCACTCCCTCCGGCGTCTTGTCGATCACGAGCTTGCCGATCGTGTTCATTTGAAACGTCGGCTGTGAGAGTTCCATCAATAGCTTCGTGAGCAACGGCAACTTAGAGGATATCGAAATGATCTCGCTGGCCGATACAGGCTCGCCATGCACGATCGCACGATACGTCTTCTGAAACCGAACGCGCAACGACCAACCGGCTTGCGCTTTGAAGTTGTAATAATAATCCTTGTTCTTGCGTCCCTTCACGTCTTCGCGCTCGGGATGAATGATCCCACCGGAACCTCGGAACGATTGCACGCGGATCGTACGACGCGAGAGCCTTACGCGAGCTTCATTCAATACGCGTGCGTCGCCGCGTACTGCCGAGCCGATACCATCGGCGTCATACAAGAACCATTCATGTCCAAGCGTCTCGGCAAGCTCGAATGCACGTGCGGCTGTGTATGCCGTGTCGGAGTTCTTACCGCTCCACTCCTCGAGATAGTCGAGCAAGAAACCATGCGCTCCGGCATATGCGCAGAGATCGCCGCCTTGATCCGCAACGTCGAGTGCACCGTAGCGCGCTCCGCTCGGCTCCATACCGAGCTTGATATGCGCGTCAACTGCGGCTTGCGCCCATTCGCTCGGTATCAGAACACCTTCCGTCGAAGCCGCATAGTTGATATCCAATTCCTGCGCGACAATGACCGGATTGTTGATCTTGAGCTTTTCATTCTCATACCACGCTTCGTCTTTGCGCGGATCATCGCGCCAGTGAAGCGTGAACACTTCAACCGCGCCGGAGAAGCGAAGCTGCGCGAACGGATTGCCCATACCATTTGCCGAGCTAATGTCGTGCCGGCAGTTCGTCGTTTGCGAGAGCGCGGCGTCAATGAGCAACGGACGTTCAAGGTATGCAGCTTCGTCCACAAAATAGATCGACGCTCTGTCGCCACGTCCGATATTGTCGCCGGCTTCTCCGGTCATAGTCGAGCCGGTCGCTGGAAACATGATCCGCATATGCGGCGCATGCTTACGCTCGTCCCATCCCGGTCTGAATTCGCGCGGCAAGTTCTTAATGAAGTACCGAGCTTTCCAGAAGAGCGCTTTCGGGCTCTCGGACAGGTCAACGTATTCCTCTTTACGCGAGCCGAAGCCGATCAACACGCCGTCATAAAAGGTGCAGAGCGTCGCGCTCAATGCAACGGCGAGCCATGACAAGCCACCGTCTCGGCTCTTGTCAGTAAGCCCACGCTGGCGGTTCTTCCACAGCGCAACCGCGTAATCGATCCACTCGACTTGCTTCGGGAAGAGCAGGAATGGAATATCGCCTGGCAAGTCACGCTCGACGAGACGCGGGTCGAACGTCATGCCCCAATCGTTGATAAACTGTGCCGGGTTGTCGCGGTAGAACACACGCAGCGCCGGCATGACTTCCGGCTTAGCTCTCAGCCGGCGAAGACGCTCGACGCGCTGTGCGAAGATATTGCCGTAATCCGGATTGCGCCAATCGAAGCTCGGATTGAGGACAAGCTTCCGCTCTGTGTCGTCAAGCGGCATATCACTTCGTTACTGTTGGCGATCCGACAAGGCCGCAATAGCCGAAGAGCTTACGCAAGTGGCCGCGCTCGTCTGTCGCCGTATCCCAGCGCCATGCCATGCAACTGTCAGCAATGCAGACCGTCTCAGGCACGCGGCTGTGCTCATTGATCATGGCCGACTGCCCTTCGGCTGACTGTCCTTCCGCATTCTGCACGGCAAAGCGCACAACGCGTGCAGTTGCAAAAGGACACCAACACTTCTTCGACTCTTCGACGGTCCGGTTCACGCCATTATCCTTTGTGAGCATTGCTGTCTCGGGGATCACAAATTCCATCATATACCGCCGCGCAGAGCCCAGATTACGAGAAAGATCACGAGCACGAGCATTAGCACACCGCCTACGCCTGGCGCACCGAATGACCGAGACGCATAATAGCCGCCTCCACCACCGAACACCAAAAGCAAGACGACAATCAACAAAATTACATTCACGATTTTTATTCCTTATTGTTGTTTTCGGTCACTCGGCTGTGCCTTCGAGTTGCATGATCTCGCGATATTGCTTCGCAGCTTCCTGCGGATCGTTGACATTGATCTGCACGCTCACGACCGGACGCGGATTGCCATTAGCATCAGTCGAGTCATCCCAGCCGTCTTTGCGCATTTTGCCGCGCCGGATACTCATCCACTTAAATCCGGCAGTCACGTCCGGAGGCATATATTCCTCGTACGGCGCATACACGGTGCCGTCGTCCTTATTGTGAAATATCCGCACAGCGGGATACTTAAAGCCTACAGCACGTTTGAACATAGCATTAGCAACTTGACGATCGGCATTCTCACGTCCATCTACCAATGCTTGTAAAAACTCGGGGTGTTGCTCTTTCCAATTATGGAAAGTTTTAATGCATACTCCCATCGCTTGAGCAATACGATCATCACTCAAGCCAACAAGCGCGAACTCATACACAATACGAGGAAATTTCTTGTTATAATCCGAGGGACGACCACCGGCATGCGGCTGATATGCAAGCCCTCTGATATTCTCGTCGTCGATCATGCCCTCTTCTTTGCGGCGAGCATACTCGGCTTCGATTGACGACGCGATCTTGTCTCGTGTCTCTTCCGTCGTCACGAGAGGATGGCTGCTCTTCTTTGGCAGATCAATGAGTGTCGTTGCTTTGCGCGGCTTCGGCAGTTCGATACCGAGCGCAGTCGGCAATTCGCCAAGCGAGCGTTCCGGCTGCTTCGTATCCACTCTGAATTCCGGATTGAGCGCGACGCGTGGCATGCTGTTCTCTTCGCTTCGGTCAGTCGCTCAAGGCGCGAGTTTGTTCACGCCCTGAGACTGAGCAATCGTTCGTGTATCAGGCGGTTGCACCACCAACAGTTGCGGCGGGGTCCGGATTGTTCGCAACGGCTGCGGCGAGCGCGGTATCCTGCGCGTCGAGTTCGTCAACGATCGCTTGCACAGCATTGGGATCGTTGCTGGCGATGGCCGCTTTGAGTTCGGCTGACAAGCCGTTGATCAGCGTCACGGCGCTGGTGATCACGGTGCCTTGTGCTTCAACTTTGGCTTTGAGGTCTGCGAGTGTTGCCACGACGTGTTCTCCAAGAACTTGGGTTAAGTGATCGATCTTGCTCTCAATCCGCGAGAGCTTGTGATCCTGTGCCGCTTGGTACAGGATATCACGCAACAGAGCTTCTAGCTCCGGCGCAATGACGCGAACGGCTGGGTTCAGGTGCTCAGTCATAGGC